ATCCATATCCATGAGAGATGTTCATTCACAATAGACAAGAGGAGATTTAGATATGAAATATAGTAAGAAATTGACAAAAATTAAATCAATCGCCACATATAAAAGAGGTAGAACCTAGGAAATGCACGGCAAATTAACAGATTCCAATATTAAAAAAGAAAATCTTATCAAATGAAAACATTACGACCCTATCAGGACGCAGCGATTAAATCCCTGTTTCAATATTTGTTCTCAGCCAATACCGGACATCCTTTAGTTGTTGCTCCGGTTGCGGCTGGGAAATCTTTAATGATCGCAGAATTTATAAAGCAGGTGCATGGGATATATCCACGCACACGCATTGTAATGTTGACACACGTTAAAGAGCTTCTCACGCAGAACGCCGAAGAATTGGATGAGCAATATTTTGGCTGTGATATGGGGTTTTATTGCGCCGGATTAGGGCAAAAGAGATTGCACAATGATGTTACGTTTGCCAGCATCCAGAGTGTTCACAATAAAATTGCGGACTTTAACCGCATACCTGAATTGATCATAATTGATGAGTGTCATTTAATCAGCCATAAAGACAGCACACGCTACCGCAAATTTATTGACGCTGTTCTTGCCATCAATCCTAATTGCAGGGTGCTAGGCTTCACAGGAACGCCATTCAGGGCAGACACAGGCCGCCTTGATGATGGAAAGAACAAATTGTTTGATGACATAGCCTATGAAATCGGCATGGATTATATGATTGAGCAAGGGTATTGGGCAAAGCCTGTATGCCCAGACGTTGCAAATAAAATTGATGTATCGGACGTTGCGGTGCGCGGCGGTGATTATGTCGCCGGAGAGCTTGAGCGCAAAATCAATACTTATGAAATCAATGATGCTTGCGTCAAGGAGCTTATAGAAAAAGGCCAGTACAGAAAGAAATGGCTTGTGTTCACGGCTGGTATTCAACATGCCCAAGATGTTGCGGAGGAAATTTGTAAGGCTGGCATATCTGTTGAGGTTGTTACAGGAGACACGCCAAAAATTGAGCGAAATAGAATTATTGAGGCGTTCCGCAAAGGTGAGATCAGATGCCTTGTAAACGTGGCTGTGTTGACGACTGGCTTTAACGTGCCTGATATTGACCTGCTATGCTTTATGCGCCCCACGCGAAGCCCTGTGCTTTATATTCAGACTGTTGGGCGTGGTGTTCGCCCTGTGTATGCGTCAGGTTACGACCTCAGCACACAACAAGGAAGGCTTGACGCTATTGCAAATAGCATCAAACCTAATTGCATGATTTTAGACTTTGGCGGCGTTGTCGCCACACTTGGCCCAATTGACCAAGTTTCGATTAAAAAGAAATATACAGGAGAAGAGGCAGCCGGAGGCGGTGAAGCCATTATGAAGATTTGCCCATCATGCGGAGCAGAGTGCGCAGCAGCTCAAAGATATTGCTATGAATGCTCATATTGCTTTACTGAGCTGGAAGACATGGCCGCGAATAAAGCTGTTGTCAGCCGAGATATTGAGCCGGAATGGGTTGAGGTTTTGGGCATGTATGTCGATCGGCATCATAAAGAGGGCGGCCTTCCATCAATGAGGGTGACGTACGCAACCATGATCGGGTCTATGAGAGAATGGATTTGCTTTGAGCACCATTCCTATGAGGTTGGCGAGAATAAAAGATTTGCATGGGATAAGGCTGTCAAATGGCACAAAGCCAGAGAAGATGTTATTGTTAATGCAGGAGCGCTGCCCTTTGAAGGTGTCCCAAAATCAGTTAATGAAGCCCTCAGTATTCCATACCCAACTCCATCAAGGATTTTAGTCCGTAAAGAAGGCGATTGGTGGCGCGTCCTTGATTATGAATGGGCTAATCCGGCTAAACAACCAAAAGAAGACAACGCCAGTTATATCAACGAAGACGAATATTTCGATATTCCATTTTAGAAAGTGAAAACAATGGAGACTTTTTTATTTTTAGACACGGAGACAACCGGCTGGAGAAAGGGTGGCGCGAAGATTCAAAGCGGTCAAGCTCGCGTTTGCCAGATTGCGATGTTATTAACGGACGACAAAGGTAAATCCTTGATGGAGTTTTCATCATTGATCAAGCCGGATGATTGGTCAATCTCTGAGGGCGCACAAAAATGCCACGGATTTTCAGATGAGCAATGCGATTTTATGGGTGTCCACAATTCTTTTATGATCCATAGCTTTAACCACATGGCGGACAGAGCCTCAACAGTCATTGCCCACCATGTCGAATTTGACAAGGCCATGATGGATATTGAGGCAGCTTATCATAGCAAGACAGAAAACCCATGTACGCGCAAGCCTTGGTATTGTACTCAAAAAAATTCGGTCAACCTTTGCAAGATACCGGCGACAGAAAAAATGAGAAAGGCCGGACGCACTCATTATAAAACACCAAGCCTTGAGGAGGCGTTGCAATTCTTTTGTGGGCGATCTCTTGGGGATGGGGCGCATGATGCCATGTACGATGCAAAAGCATGTCGTGATATTTTCTTTGCCATTCGCGGTATAAAGCTATGAAGTGCTTGGAGTTAACAAAAGGCTATGTCGCCATAATATCAAAAGAATACTGGCGGCGCAGAAGGAATTGCAAAATTGGATAAGGGCAGACCATACGAAGCCGGAACAATCTTGCTTTCAGGCGGATATAAAGAACATCTTGAGATGGCAAAAGAGTATATCCTCAAAAATGAATTTACCCCTGATGATGTCAAGATGGCTTCCAATGAAGACGGCGACCTTTTGGTCATAGCCAAGCGAGATGTTTGCCTGAAATGCTAAACAATTTGTTTGACATTTAATACGGTTTTAACTTAATATAACAATAGGACATGAGATAATTATGATCTGTAAAAATAATATAGACATTGATTTTTGGGCGCAAATAAGGCGACAGATAAGGAGTTTAGAATGCAAAAGCCAGCACCATTAAAATCGCGCGGCATCCGTTTCTCAAATGAGCAATGGGCTAAAATTAAAGCTAAAGCAAAGAAGGACAAGACCGGACGGACAAAACCATCTGATGTTGTCCGTCATGCGGTTGATAAGCTTTTTGAAAGCAAAGAGAAAGCTTAGTTTTTTTTGGCTTTGGCAAGAAGAAATTGACTCCAGTCCAACAATTACTTTGTTTGCAGGAACAGTTAGTGCTACAATATTCACAGGAATGAAGCTTTAATCGTTAAGGTTTTCCCAATCCTTATTAGCATACCTCTTTTCAACTTTTCTTCCCCAGTCAACTTGCTCATGTGGCGTTGTATCAGCAGTTACTGATTTAGGGGTGTTTTTAATTTGCCTTGCTTGGGCTACCTGTTTTGCGACATCAACGGCGCCAGCTTGTACTTGATACTTTGCAAAATCTTTGGGCACTTTACCACCAAACCAAAATGTAATTATAATCCCAAGCAACCACCAGCCAGGCTCGGGCATAGCTTGCAGAGCTGTTGCAGAAACTGTAAAATCTTCAGGTTGGGTAATGCAGTAGTAAAAGAGCCATACAATCCCAAAGGTCATTATAGGTCGAGGTAGCCTGTTAAGACCATCAATTAAGCTATCCCACCATGTTTTGCTATTACCAAACTCTTTAGCAAACTGGTCGTACACTGCCATTTTTTCAGTATGAGCATAATTATTAGTTTTATCCTTGTCCCCAAACACGGTTTTCCAAAGCCCGCCTATTAACGGTATTGCTTGTAATGCTTGTATCATTCTTTAAACCCTCTTGGCAATTGAAAGTGCGGGTAGTCTTTCCAGTTCCAATGCCCTCCCCATTCAATTACTATACCCATTTCCATAGCTGCGCGGAACATTAAACTTCCGTATAGTTTAAAGGCTTCTAAGTCATTCCAGTTTACCGGAAACGGGGCTAGGTCAATTGCATGTCCATAGCCAGTTGCTTGCGGCCGGTGTAAGCTATTTAATGTTTGGGAAGCACCACGGGTTACAAGCTTTTGCTGGTCTTGTAAAGTTCTAAGGCCTCCGTAGGGCACTACTGTCAAATCAAGTATGCCATAAGATAATGCACGCTCGGCACATTTGATTAATAATGGATGAACCCCTTGTAACCTTTGTTTTGATGTTTTTCCGAATCTATACATTATTTATTAATACCAAAAGAATTAACTTTAAGCTCAACTTTCCCCAGTCTTTCTTCGATTAACTTTTTATGGTTAAGTGTAGCATCGATAAAGTCAGACCGTCTATTTAATTCAATTTTTACGTTATTTATTTCATTTGTATTATCGCCAATGTCTTTTTTAACCTCACTAAATAAGTCTTTAATTTGAGCTAGCATTGCTTGGTCGGCAGCGGAATTCATAGATTCCGTAAACTTTGGGTCGTCCATAAATTGAGCAACTGTATTCATATTAGTTTGCATAATAGCCATATCTGTCGTTAGCCCTTGCATTTGAGCGGCAACCCATAAAATCGCGGCTGTACATAATGCAACGCCTATTTTAGATAAACTATCAACTAAATCATGCTTCACTGTTACTGGCTCTTCTTTGCCGTGATCACTGTTTGCCATTGCTAATAAAAATTTATCAAATTGCTCTTCTGTCATCGCACGCTCGCTTTTACCGTAAACAATTGATTAAAATTATATACAACAAGCAAGCGCTTGAATACCCAAAACCATCGCCAAAATACTCCATCCAAAAATTAGAATCCCAAGGCAAACGCCCTTTTGCATGGCTGGCAATCTCTCTCCCAATTGGTTGGGTTATTGCCCCTATGCAAAAGACAGGCATCGTTGTGATAAACCCCTTTGTGAAAGCCCAGACCCAAGAATATCCTTCATCGCCATTTTTCCAGCCGAACAAGCCAGACAACCAAGCGTTCAAGGGTTGTAATGTATTTTTGCGTGCGTCTTTATTGTCAACAACTCCATCGCCATTAGCATCCTTAATAGAGCCTTTATGGCGCAGATAACCAACTGTGGCACTTTCTTTACCGGCAAAAGACACGGCGGTCATCCCTAGTAAAATTAAAGGCAACCACCATGCGCTTAAGCCGTCAAATATCTGGTATTGTCCCCACGTTCCGATTGACCCGATGGTGAGGGCAACGACCAATTCCGGTACACGATGGCCGTTTTTAAATCCATCTTGCCATGTGTCCAGCTCAAGGTTGATTGAGGCCATAGAACGACCTGCCTGCGCCGACCAGAAAGCCAACCAGAAAAATAAAACTATAAATAATAAAAAATAACTAATCATCGTTTAACCCTCCACCAGAATATTTACATTACCATTGTCAAAAACACCATCAGTTGAAAAACTTAATTGGGTAAGTTCCGCACTTAACTCCTTAGAGCCCCCAGCACAATATACAACAGCCGACCCAGTACTCCCTCCATTAAGCACGCTAGACATAACCCAGACATTAGAGCCTTCCTCACCCCCAGCATCACCGCGCATTCGATTAAGCTTAAAGAACATTGCGCCGATTAAAACGGCTGATAAGAAAATCATAAATTGCATCATTTATCCTTTGGTTTTGGGTTACCAGACTTTACAGCCAAAATCTTGCCGAGCATATTATCTGCATCTTGTGTAAAAGATTCGCCTTGCAAGCGCCTATAGTTTACCTCTTTCCAAAAAGCATCGAGTTGGTCGCCGACTGATGGGTATTGTTCTGCGCGGTTTAATTTATATTGATCTGGATTGACAACTGGCTCTGGACTATCGAACGTCAAGCCTTTGTCTTTTGTGACCATGCCACAGATAACAGTATTATCAACTTCAACATAGCCCTTGCGAGAATCAAGAATCTTCTCAACAACAACGCCCTTTTCTATTTTAATATATGGCATATACTCCCCCTAATCTATTTTAATTAAAGTTAATTGACTTGCTGCCTTAGCTGTTCCTGCTCCGCCAGTATAAGATGATATATTCGAACTTGCATAAACTTGAACCTCAAGGGCAATAGTTCCAGCGACCGTGAAAACGTCAAAAAGGGAATTACTTCCCCCCGATGTCGATCCGGTTGATACTCTGGAAAGTGAAGATATACCACCAAGTTGCGCGTTGTTTGTACTGTCATACAGTCTAAATTGATAGTTTATACCACCAGAATAAACGACCATTATATTTGACATTGCAACGTATGTTCCTGCCCCGATAGTGACCTGATTTGAAGCTAAAGCCCCTATACCATCCGCATCTGCATCTTCTGTGTTTAGCTCTACAGTACGCCACGCACCACTTGCATAGGCTGGAGTTGCGCCCCCGTTTGTCGTTTC